GATTTGCAAGGAATGAGCCACTTGATTGCAGGAACTATGCCAGGGCTGCTGCTTCCATTGTAGGGATGGACAGGTTCAATGAAGCTCACTGGAACAACATGGATAGTGGTCATCCTATGCCTAAGAAGCCTGATAGCACTAAGAAAAAGAAAAGAGATTCATCAATTTGGAACAGGTAAAAAAAGCCCACCCATCAAGGTGGGTTTTTTGTTGGGAGTTATTAACATTGAAATCAAACAAAAATAATATAAATGGTAAGTAGGACAAAGGTTTTTAAGCTTTGATATATGATCACTATGTTAATACATCAAATGTCGAAACGAATTGTAGTGAACTATTTTTGTTTTTCTCTAATGCTCTGAGATAAAATGAGAAATTAAATGAAAAACAGATTGTAATGATTTGCTTCCTGTAGCTCACTTTTCAATAACGATTAAATGCCAGTAAAAACAACCTTCACACAAGATCAGCTCACTGCCCTGGACAATGCTATTGCATCAGGTGCTCTCATTGTGAGATATGCTGATAAGACTGTTCAATATAGATCACTGACGGAAATGCTTACTCTGCGTAATCTTATGAAAAGCGAGCTTCAACAGGGAGCGAATGGCAGGAAATATGCCAAATTCAATAAAGGCTTAGGAACACGGACTTCTTCATCTTATATCATCCCATGAACGTATCAGATAAGATCATCTCTTTCTTCTCACCAAAGGCTGCTTTCAACCGGAGCAGGTACCGTCTTGCTTCCCAGGTAGTGAGTGAATCTTCCAGGAAGTATGATGCTGCCGCTTTCACCCGTAGGACTGATGGATGGATGTCGGCTGGTACCTCTCCAAACCAGGAAACCATCTTTGTGCTCCGTACCATTCGCAATCGGAGCCGTGAACTTGTCAGAAATAATGGCTATGCAAAGAGGGCAATCCAGGCAATACGAAATAACACCATAGGCACTGGCATCAGACCAACACCCACGGATAGTGACCGCCAGGACTTTGATAAGATCAAAGACCTTTGGAAGCAATGGGCAGAATCAAAGGAATGTGATTATGAGGGCAGGGAGAACTTCTTTGGGCTGCAGAAACTTGTCATTGGAGCCATTGCCCAGGATGGAGAGGTCATTGTTCGCAAAAGAAGAGTGACCGGTGGGATCATACCGATAAAAATACAGGTCTGTGAAGCTGACCTGCTTGACGAAACCAAGGAAAATAGACAGATTCCCGGTGGTGGCTATCAGATGCAGGGTGTGGAGTTTGACAAAAAAGGAAATATCAGAGGGTATTGGCTCTACAACAGACATCCTTCCGATTCAGGAGAATTCATTTCAGACTTTGTCAAGGCATCAGATGTGCTTCATATCTATCTCCAGGAACGTCCTGGTCAAGTCCGTGGGGTGCCTTGGATGACATCTGTGATGATGAAGGTCAAGGACTTTGATGACTTTGAAGATGCACAGCTCATGCAGCAGAAGGTGGCAGCCTGTTTTGCTGCCTTCATAACCAAAGAGAGTGATGACACCGCTACGGCATCAGATGATAATGATGATGACAATACTGAAAGGATAGAGCCGGGTATCATAGAGCACCTTCATCAAGGTGAAGAGGTGTCCTTTGCCAATCCACCTTCCACATCCGGTCAGGAAACCTTTGGCAGGATGACTTTGCGTGGAATAGCAGCCGGAGCAGGGCTTTCTTATGAAACGCTTTCCGGTGACCTGTCAAATGTCAACTTCTCATCCGGAAGGATGGGGTGGCTTGAAATGCACAGGAACATCAGTGAGTGGCAGGAGCGTATTATGATCACACAATTCTGTGATCCCATATGGTCGTGGTTCATCCAGGGAGCAAAGATAGCAGGTAAGACAAAGGATGATCAGATTGCTGCATCCTGGACACCACCACGCAGAGAGATGATTGACCCTGTCAAGGAAGTAAATGGGCTTACCACATTATGCCAGGCAGGATTTGACTCCTATCAAAATACCCTCAGAACACTTGGTCTTGACCCTGAAGTGGTACTCAAGCAGATGGCAGATGATATCAAAAACTTTGATGCAAACGGGATCAAGGTATCCTCAGATTACAGACAATTACTATTAAAACTGCAAAAAAATGGCTAAGGAAAAGAAGGCACAGATGCCGGTGATGAATCGTAGGGCACTAATCACACCGGATACAATCAATGATGCAACCAGGACGGTGGATGTGGTCTTTGCCACGGAAACACCTGTCTTACAAGTCAATTACAATATATCATCCAGGCAGGATGGGCTCTATTGGGAGATATTAAAGTGTCAGCCTGACAATATCAGGATGGACAGGATCAACAGTGGTGCTCCTCTTTTGGATACTCACAATCGCTATTCTGTCACTGGCATACTTGGGGTGTGTGAGAATGGCAGGACTGAAAATGATCAGTGTGTTGCCACCATCAGATTCTCTAAGAGGGCAGACGTGGAACCGGTCTTTCAGGATGTCAAAGATAAGATCATTCAGAATGTCAGCAATAACTACAGGGTCTATGCTTATGATGAGTTGCCAACGGGTATTGATGAGATTCCTGTCATGGCTGCTATAGATTGGGAGCCCACAGAGATATCCCTGGTGTCAGTTCAGGCTGACGTGAATTCAAAGGTAAGATCAGACAATCAAGAAAGTGACAATCAAGACAATAACAATCAATCAGTAATAATTAACTCTAATTCAAGAAGTATGACACAAGAAGAACAGGCTGCCGCTGACTTAGCTGCTGCCAATGCTAAAAAAGTAAAGGATGATGCTGCTGCATCTGCTCTACAGGTTGAGAATGCCCGTAGTGCTGCAATCACAGAAGAAAGAACGAGAGTGATGGAGATCACCAATTCCTGCAGGGATGCAAAACTGGATGATACCTTTGCTCAGAAGCTGATAAAAGATGGCACTCCATTGGATCAGAGCCGTCAGCTTATCATTTCCGAATTTACCAAACTTGACCCGGCAAATGAAACAAACAACCACATCCATGTAGGTGAGGATAAAGCCATTCAACACCAAAGAGATGCTATTGTTGATGGACTTCTCAACCGTTCAAATCCTGGCTTCACATCGGATGACAAGAGAGTTGAAGGAAGCCGTGAGTTTCAAAACATGAGTACCGTGGAGATCGCCCGTAAAATCTTATCAGACAAGGGTGAGAAGGTGAATGCTTTCAGCCCCTCTGAAACCATCAACCGTGCCCTGGGTACCTCTGACTATCCTGCCCTGCTTGCAGATGTAGTAAACAAAGTCCTTCGCAGGGCTTATGAGATCGCACCGGCATCCTGGAAACTCATTGCCACACAGATGAATGCAAAAGACTTCAAAGCTCTTCATGCCATTCAATTTGGTGGTAATGTCATCCTTGACAAAATTGGTGAAGATGGTGAATACAAATCAGCAAAATTGGTTGATGGTCAGGAAACCTGGGCACTTGACACCTATGGGAAGCTGATATCTATCACACGGAAAGCCCTCATCAATGATGACCTTTCAGGATTCAGCCGTATTCCTCAGATATTTGGTCAGGCTGCCGCTAACCTGGAAGCCAATATCATGTGGGCTCTCATCGTAGGCAATCCTGCAATGGCTGATGGAAATAATCTTTTCTCCTCAGATCACAAAAATGGAAAGCTCTCTGCCGGTGCAGCTCCTGATATAGCAGGTATCTCTGTAGGCAGGACAGCAATTCGCAGACAGACCGGTATTGATGGTGAGATTCTGAACCTGGTGCCTAAATATATCATTGTACCACCTGAATTGGAGATACTTGCTCTTCAACTTACCTCACAGAGTTTCCTGGCTAATCAACCTGCTTCTATCAACCCCTTTGCAGGAATCCTCTCCCCTGTGGTAGAGCCCAGGCTTGTAGATACTTCTGCATGGTACCTGGCTGCTGACAAAGCAATCATTGACATCCTTGCATACAGCTACCTGGAAGGTCAGCAAGGTTTATTCACTGAGCCACGTTACGGCTTTGAAGTTGATGGCTTGCAGATCAAGGTCAGGACAGACTTTGGTGGTGGTCTTGTGGATTTCCGTGGACTGTACTACAACAAAGGCAAGGCCTAAGTCACAGAGTAATTAACTGAAATTATTAACGGGAGCTCTTAAGGGGCTCCCTTAAAACCATAAAAAAAATGAAAAATCAAGTTTTGACAGAAGGTAAAGTCATCCCCTTTGTGGCAACAGGTGACCTCTCAGCAGGTGCATTGGTGCAGATCGGATCACTTGTGGGAGTGGTGAATCAGGATGTTGTCAGTGGAGCAACCGGTGAGGCTGCCCTAAAAGGGGTGTACACGGTTTCAAAGGAAGGAGATGTCATGGTTCAGGGATGTGTGTTGTATTTCAATGCAACCAATGGCACAGCCACCACCACATCATCCACCAATAAAGTCATAGGGTATGCCTGGAGTGCAGCAGCAGCACTTGATGCTACGGTGGATGTGAAACTCTTATTCTAAGACCCATCTAACCATGAATACCACACCATTTGACGGAATCCAGGATGCAGCTTTCAATGCAGTGAATGCTGTATTTGCAACGGATGCATCCTGGACTCCTTCAGGGGGTGGTAGTGCCATGACAGGGAAGGTGCTCTTGAAGGAGCCTACGGAAGAGAAGGAGCTGGCAGGAAGAGAATTCAGTCCATATCACAGGACTTTGGAATACAAGCAGGGTGACTTTGACGGGCTTTGTGAACGTGTCAGGATGGGTGATACCGAGTCAATGGTGATAGGTGGTCAGACTTATGTTGTAAGAACCTGCAACCCTCTTTATGATGGTAAGACTTTCAAGGCTTTGGTAGAACTTAATACAGATTTATGAGGTGAATGAATACCCTTCTCTTAAAAATAATCAAATCTTAAATATATGAAAAATTACATTCAAAAAGGCACCCGTTTACAATTTATTTATGAAGGCACTCCCACCTTATTGGCTGGAACGCCTATGCTCTTTGGTGGCATCCCTGGCATTGTCTGTGAGGACTGCACCACGGGCAACTACCTGGTATTAGCTATCGAAGGAGTCTTTGAGATTCCCAAGGAATCCGGAAAGGTGTTCACTGTTGGTCAGTCTGTATATATTCAGGGTGGTCAAGCCACGGATATTGAAGGCTCTGATGCCCTTTATTTTGGGATGTGCATGGAAGATGAGAGCACCACCGTATATGTAAAACTTGATGATTTCCCTGCCAGGACAGAGCACAAATATGTTGCCCTTCTGACTCAGACCGGAACCAATGCACCTGTAGCAACCATCCTGAAGAATACACTTGGTGCTATTGTGTGGGGCTATACTTCCCCCGGTGTCTATACAGCTACCCTTGCAGGTGCTTTCACAGCTACCACGGCAGTGAAGATCGCCAATGCTGGAATAGGAGTACACTCCCCTGAGATCATGGAAGCCTTGCATACCAGTGGTGATGTGATCACGGTGAGGACATTTCTACAGGATGTAGGTGCCACAGATAATGACATGGCAGGTACCAATGCAATTCTCTCAGGCACCCTCATTGAGATAACGGTATATTAATGAATTACGGCAACATAGAAACGGCAATAGTGACCAGGCTGTCATCTCTTTCAGGGGTGACAGCCATATCATTGCCTGATAATGAAGCAGATTTTAAGTTGCCTTTTACCATAGGAAAGATCACTGTTGCCTACAAAGACTCCAAGTTTCTGCCTTTGCGTAGTGCAGGAGATGGTCAGAGCCAGGAAGAAGTCATATACTTTGACCTGATTCTTCAGGCTAAGAATAAGAATGGCACCGGTGGCATCTATGCTATCATGGAAGCAGTCAAGGCACGGCTCTATGGCTTTGCACCGGATGACTGTGATCCCATTGGCTTCCCCACAGAGGAGAAGGCAATCAATTACCTGGAGCACAAGGATGGCATTTGGAGCTATGTCATGCTGATCACCTGCACCTCCCTGTGTGTCCAGTATCCTGATGATGAAAGCCTGGCATTTGCCACTCGGATAGGCTTTGAAGATCACGGAGATGTGACTGTTGAAATAGATTCACTATTAACCCATTAAACAACTTAAGAAGATGATTTTCACAGATCAAGTCAAAAATATCATGTTTACCTCTCAGGCTCTTGTCGTAACACCCAATGATTCGGCAGACCTGAGTGCGCCTGGCACCCTTTTCCTGGATGAAAATGGCACAGAAGGAATGGTGACGGTCACCCTGCTTGACGGTGGTACCGTAAAACTGTCACTGACCAAAGCAATCTGTTTTGCCACTACCTGCATTGTCAAGAGGGTATTTGCAACAGGAACCACAGCAGTAAATATTTACATAAATACCATATCACAATGAAGTACACATTTGTAAAGGATAAATCCATGCACATCTCTCTCAACCCTGAAGGTGATATCTCACTGCATCAGGGAGAACAGTATGATCTGCCGGAAGATAATCCACACATCAAGACACTTGCAGCAATGAAGTACCTGGTACCTGTTGCAGAAGTGAGTGAGGAAAAGAAAATTACTAACCCTAAAAAAACCACAAAATTATGAGCGCATCATTTCTGCACGGCTCAGAAACCGTAGTCCTGAATATAGGTGCCCGTCAAATCACGGCTGTAAAATCAGCAGTGATAGGATTGACAGGGATTGCTCCCAAAGGAGCTATCAACACACCTATTTTAGTGACCGGGGACTCAGATGCCGCACAATTCGGGAGTGAACTTCCTGGATTTTCAATACCACAGGCATTAAATGCCATCTTAGATCAGGGTGCCGGTACTATCATAGTGGTCAATGTCTTTGACCCTGCCACCATGACACTCCAGGTCACAGATGAAGCTCATACTGTAGCTTCCCTGAAAACACAAACACTCTCCCCACCGGTGGCATCATTGGTGGTGAAAAACACAGCAGGATCAACCACCTATGTCCAGGGCACTGATTACACGGTGGATGACTTTGGTAATATTATAATCATAGGCACCAATATCCTTGAAGGAGCATCATTAAAGATATCCTATAAGAAACTTGATCCTACCACCATCACCGCAGCCACCATAAATGGTGCTGTTGATCCTT